CGACCACTGCCTCGAGGCGGTCGGGGCCTCGCGTGCGGAGCTCCGTCTCGAGCGCTGTTCCCGTCTTTCCCGTGCGCCGGCGGACCTGCTTGTACCAGTTGTCCTCAGCGTGTGCCTCGACATCATCGGCGATGTCCACAAGCAGTGCGCCGATCTCCTTCACGCACTTGTCGACGAGGTCGTCGAGCACGCGCTCCACCTTGCGGGTGTCTACCGTCACCTTCGCGCTCATTCGAGCCCCCAGAAGGCGAGGGCATCTCGCGAGCCCACAGCCTTAGATGCGCCCTTCTTCGCTGGCGCGGCAGCGCTTGTGTGCTTCGCGCGCCACCAGCCGAGGACCCGCTCCTGCGTCTCGATCGGCCATGCGTAGAACGCCTCCGGGTCGCCGCAGTAGGCGAGGCCGATCTCCAACGCTACGGCGTCGAGGCCACCGTCGTCGGAACGGTAAAATCCGCGGCGGATGCCACGCCAGCCTCCGTAGGCGTCGAGGCCGTCAGGAGGTCAACCGCAACGCTCGCCGCGGCCCAGATGTCCGCCTCGGGGATACCCAGGGCGTGCAGCTCGTCGACGACCGCGCCGCCGTAGGCGCACGCATCGTGCTGATGAGCACGGAGCGAGGCCTTCAACGGCTTGCCCGCCCAGCACACTCCGAGGGCCGCACCGAGCCCCAGGAGCGGGCTCTGCTGAAGAGCCACCGCAACGACGCGCCCCAGCGCAAACGAGGGCGGAGTCCGCAGGGCGACGGAGTGCGTCCCGATCTGCACGGTGCGCGTCTGCATCAGGTCGCCGTGATCGCGCCGTAGACAGTGCCAGAGACGGAGAACGAGGTGGGGTCCCCCTCGGCGATGCTCACAGAGAGGCGGCAGTCGTTGAGGACGAGCACATGATCCGTCGCGTCACCAAAGTTGGTGCCCTCGATGGTGAAGGTCACCTTGTAGGTCATGGCATCTGCGGTCGCGCCGAGCGTCGAAACAGCCGAGGCGAAGGCGCCGGTCTTGCGAACGACATCGTAGATCGTCTTGTTCGTCGCGTCCGAGAGGTCGGTGAAATGGGCCGAGAAGGTGAAGGTCGGGAACGAGGCATTGGTCTTGCGCAGCGTCGCGAATACGCCGCGGTCGAGGTAGGCCGTCGTCTCGGTGAGGCCTTCATTCAGACCGTCGATCGAGAAGTCGCCCGCCTCGTACTGGATGGTAATGTCGATCGGCGTGGGGGTCGTCCCGTCGCCGATGAGCAGGGTTCCATCGCGGAAGTTCTTGATGACGCTGGAGATCGGCATGGTGTCCCCTACTGAAGCGGAAGAGTGTGGACGACGCGGAACACTATCACGCCGACGACCCATTCGCCCGAGTCGGTCGCCGTGCGAGAGGTCGACACGAGCTGGATCTTGTACGAACCAGGCCAGCTACTGTCGTAGGCCATGAGATTCTGGATGATCGCCTGCTCGCCGTCGAGGGCATCGTCGTAGCTGTCGCTCATCGCCTTAGGCGTGAGCCTCCAGGAGTAGCGCACCTCGAGGCTCGTCTCTACGAGCGTTCCCTCCGAGGGGCGCCCGCGATACTGGCGCGTATCGTCGGTGCTCGTCGGATGCACAACGAAGGCCTTGTGCGCGATCGAGTCCGCATCCCGCCCGAAGTTATCCGGAGCTACGCGCGATTCGCGCCACCCGGACAGCGTGAGGATGCGCGCGGTGCAGTCCTCGCGGAGCTGCCGAACCGTCTTAGCCGCCATAGCGCGCCCACGGGGCAGCGCTCAGGCCGCGGCCATTCGTCCATACCTGCGAGGTCGCGCCCTTGCGCTTGCTCGTGTCGATCCGGTTCTCGTCCGTCTCGTCGTAGGAGAATCGCAACTGACCCCACGCCTGCTCGTAGGTCGTCAGGTAGTGCGAGGCGAGCGCCTGCCAACGGCCTCCATCCCCAGCGCTCGTCGAATAGTCGAGGAACACGAGGTGGAGCGCCAGCATGAGATGACAATCGCGGAGCGCGCTCGGCTGGATGACGAGGTAGGGTCGACGACCCGCAGCGATGAGGCGGTTCCCGATCGTCCACCAGGCCTCGTCGATATACGGCTGATAGCTCGCGGCGCTCCCGAGGATGGAGGGAAGGTCGGAGTGCCGCTGCGTCAGGTCGTCTTGCGAGATGACAGGGTACAACTGGCGCCGACAGAGGGCCGCGTCCTGCCTGAATGTGTGAGTCACCGTGTCGGGCATGATGAGCGACCACTCGATCAGCCACCCTTCCCCGAGGGCCTCGCTCGTCGTCGAGGCGCCAGGTAGCGAATACTGCGCCACCCCGCCGCCGGGGATGGTCACGGCCTGCGCGCTCACGAGGGCCGTGCCGTCAGGCCGGTAGATGGAGATCGTGCCGCTCGTCGGAGTCGCCGTCGCGCCCGCGCGAGAGGTCGGGCACGACAGGATCTGCGTGCGCCCGCGCTCGATCGTCTCGCTCGTGCGAAACCGAGCAGAGTAGACAGTCTCGGCGAGCGACATCTCCGACCTCCTTACTTGCGCTTATCCCGTTCGCGCTGGTCAGCGCGGCGGGCGGTGTCCTCGGCAACCTTGCGGGCCTTGTCCTGCGACATGCCCGACTCGCGGAGCTGCCGCTGCATCCGCTCCATCGCCTCGCGGTAGCCGTTGATCTCGCTCACGCGCGGCCACCGCGGCGGGGCTTGGGCGCGACGACGGGCGCCTCGACGGAGAGCGCGTCATCCGCAGTAACGGCAGCGGCAGGGTTGTAGAGGCGCTCCTTCGCCGCGCGCATCCCCTCGAGGAGGGCCTCCTCCACGGCGAGGGCGTCACGGTGGTACGGCGAGCTCGGCGCCTTCTCGCGCCATTCGTCGACTTTCTTCGCCTGTCGGTCGATCTGCACTTCGAGGAAGTCGGGGTCGGGAAGCTGGATGTACCCGTCCGAGACGAGGCGCCGACAGAACTCCCAGTAGCCCACCTCATCGCTCTCGATCCGGGTCTGCCCGGCGACGAGCTTGGGGCGCTGCCACTTGCTCAGATGCACCATGCCGGCCACGCCTTCGTAGGCGATGCAGTAGCCGCCGGCCTCGGCATCCCACGGGATCAGCGTCCAGCCCTGGCGGCGCTTGACGACCTCGGCCATGTCCATCGCGCCAGAGCGATCGACATTCGCGACACCCGGATCGGCGCGGAGCTCGGACAGCCACGGGAGCCATTCGCCGTCACGATAGGTCCAGCGAGCCGGATGGTGGATGTACCACCAGGGCGCGATCGGTTCGAGCTTCACGAGCTCCTTCATCGCCGCGGGCTTGCTCGCCGCCTGCCCGCTGTAGTTGCCCTGTCCCGCGCTGCCGAAAGTCGCCGCCATGATGCTCCTATGTGCAGACGCACGAACGCCCGCGCCAGTAGTCTAACCACTGACGCGGGCGCTGTGCTGGATGCGACTTAGAAGTCGCTGAGGATGCCGACGGCCTTCGCGTCGTCGATCTCGGCCACGCCAGCGAGGACGGAACCCACGACGATCGTGGAGCCGTTCGAGGCATCGCGCTCGAACTCGACGGTCACCGGAGAGGCCGGCTGCACGGTGGTCGAGCCGACGATCGGGGATACGGAGGCGACCGCCATGCCGATCGCGTTGGGGGCGAACATCATGCCGAGGTAGTCGGCACCAGCGTTCGCGGTCGCGACGGTGTTGGAACCAAACACATCCACGCCGAAGAGGTTGCCCTTGAAGCCGGGGCCCTTCGCCATGAGCATCTCCTGGGTAGCCGCGAGGTACTGGCCGGGGCCGGACTCGGAGCGAAGGGAGCTCATGAGGTCGTTGATCTGCTGGTTGTGCAGAACGGCGACGAAGGGGCCGTTGTTCGCGGTCAACTGGAGCTGGAAGATCGCAGCGTAGAAGTTGGTCACGCTGAGATCAACGCCCGTCGAGCCGACCGAGCTGGAGAACCCGGAGGCCAGCGCGGTGAGCATGGTGGTGGCCCGCTTGTTGTACGCGGCCACCATGTCGTTCGCGATGTTCTCGAGGGTGACATCGAGGGGAACGCCCTGCGCGGTGGCCTGGGCGAGGTCGGAGATCTGACGACGAAGCGCCTGGCGGGCGAGGGTGATCGTCGCCGCGGCGGTCGTCAGGCCGGTGTTGCTCACCGAGGCGTTCTCCGCCACGGCAGCCATCGCGTCCGCACCCCAGGAGATGACCGGCACCTGCACGGCGGTAGAGCCGGGCTGGGCGGTGATCTGGAGGATCGACGGGTGGCCAACGAGGCTCGCGGTGTCGGCGAGCTTGGTGGCGATGAGCTGGGAGAGGACGGCAGAGACGCGAGCCGAGCTGGTCAAGCCGCTGTAGTAGACTTCGTTGGCCACGGTGGGCCTCCTGTTTCATCTGGAGGTTACCGCGCCTGTCGCTTTTTACGGGAGCTTGCCCCGAGCGCGTGCGAGGACGAGCCCCGCACGACAACCCTACCGACCCTGCGACAATCTGTCAACCCGTGCGCAGTGCCGCCATGATGGCTTCACGGTTCGCCTTGAACTCGGTGGGCGAGAGACGCGCGATAGCCTCGGGCGTCCAGCTCGTGGGCTCGCTCGGGGTCTGAGGGACCGTACCCTGCGAAGTCCTCGGCGCCTGCGGAGGAGGAGCCGCGGGCGCGGCGGCAGGAGTCGTCGTCGCAGCGGCGGCGGGCGCCTCTGGAAGGTATGCGCGCACCGCACGAGGGAGCGCGTCACGCTGGCTGAGCCAGTCAGCGAGCGCGGGGCGGTTGTCGTTCGGGAGCTTCGAGTAGGCGTGCTGGACATACTCGACGCCCTCGGCGTCCGTAATGCCCGCGGCGATGATCGCGCGCTCCACCTGGAGCGCCTCGCGCTCGGCCTTGCTCGTCGCTTTGGCCTCCTCGACAGCAAGGCGCCACTTCTCCGCCTGCGCGGCCACCGGGTCGAGCTCGGCCACGCGGCCCTCGAGTTCCTTCACGCGCGAGACGAGCTGTCGAATGCGCGCACCTGCGGCGCTCTGGTCCTGCGTCTCCTGGTTCTCCTCGCTCATTCTGTCTCCTTCTTTGCGAGTGCTTCTAAACGCGCCTGTTGGCGCACGATCTTCTGAGCCCATGTGCGGCCCGCATCTCCGCCCCAGAGGAGCCAGGCGATGCGGCCAGCGCTCGGGTAGTCCGGATGTCCCACCTTCGCCGCGGGCGCGTCGAGGTCTTTCTCGTGGCGGGTGAAGTAGTTGAGCATCCGGCGGGCCGTCTCAACTGACAGCGTGCGGCGGTTGCCGAGGTCGCGCGCTCGTGCGACTCCTACCGCGGTGCCGCCTCTGCCGTACTTGCTGCGCAGCTCCAGGCCTCGACGAGCGGCAGCGGCGACCGTCGCTGGCGGGCGGAGGTCGAGCTCGCCCGACTTCTCCTTCGCGACGAACTCGCGGAATACCTCGGGCTCGTTCGCAGCCAGGTACCGGCGCTGCGCTTCAGACAGAAACGGCATCAATCCACCGGAGGAGGAGTGAACCCACGGCCAACCGGACCCATGAGGGTGTCGGCCTGGTCAGCCGGAATGTTGAAGAACTGGACCAGCATCTGTACGCCAGTCTCGCGCGGGAGCTCGCCGCGAGCGACGGAGGTAATGATCCCCTGTGCGGCCTGAACCTGCGCGCCATTGAGGGCAACAGCGCTTGCCGGCTGGCCCGCAGCCGCGGCAGCGGCGGCGACGCTCTCCTCTGGGGCAGCAGCGTCGACAGACGGAGACTCGGAAGGCGTCTCGTCCTCTGCGGTAGCGGCCTCGCTCTCGACCTCGCCGGGTAGCTCGACGACGGCCTCAACCTCGGTGCCGGTGAGGTAGCCGCGAGCCTCCCGGAGGCTTTCGAGCACGGCGCGGAGGACATCCACGGTGTCTCCAGTCGCACCCTCGAGCAGGCCCGCGAGCGCCTCCTCCGAGGCGCGCAGCTCGTCGACAGCCTCCGACACGGCCTCGGGATCGGATACGGGGACCTCGGGCGCCGCCGCGGCTCTCGACGCTCCTTCCGTGGGGTCAGTCGGCGGCGCCTCTCGCATTCCCTTGATCTCAGCGAGACGCGCTACGGCGTCCTGCTCGGTCAGGCCACCGACGAAGCGCAGCGCCTCCACCTGGTCCATGAGCCCCGCCTCGAGCATGGCGAGGACATGCTCTCGCCTGGCGGTGAGCTCGTCGGCGGAGAGCGGGATGGAGGAGTAGCTGATCGAGTAGCCGCCCTCCGGGTAGTTGGTCGGAGCGCTGTTCGCCTCGCTCCACCTGTTCCAGAGGATCGCCGACAGTCCGATCAGTGCCTCATCAGCCTGGGCAAACTGGAGAACATACCTCCGCTGCGCGGATCGCTTGCCCTCCTGCGAGAGCGAGATGGCGTAGCCCGAGCGTGCCGATCCACTCGTCCGCTGAAGCTCGCTCGGGGCGAGGCCCGCGTCCGTCGCGAGTCGGTGAGCGACCGCGGCGATCGTCGCCTCGAGCTTCTCGACATCCGCTCCAGCCTGGTACTGTCCGACCATCGGCTGGCTCGTCTCCGAGATCGGATCGAGCATGAGGATCGTCGTCGGGTCCGTCGTCACCTCGGAGCGAGAGGCCCGCGTCCCGAGATCTGCCGACTCCATCCCCGCCACCCGGACGCCGATCGCATAGCGCTGGGGGTAGGACGCATCGCGGATGCAGTGAGCGAGGTATGAGTAGAAGAGCCCGAGCTGAAGCGAGCCGGTGTAAAGCTCAATGTTCGCGAACGGGTCGAAGAGCCGGTCAGCGTAGGTGCTCGCATGGTAGAGCTGCGCCGGGATGATCGGCGCACCGTTCGAGCGGCGCCAGGCTGCCGGGTAGTCGGCTCCATCGTAGGTCGCGCCATAGAGCTCGCGGGTCAAGTCGCGCCCAAACTTCCAGCCGTCGAGAGCCTCATAGACCCGGTAGGTCGGGGCCTCGGGATCGCGAATGTCCCACGCATCGAAGGTCCACATGGGCTTCGCGTCGACCGTGCGGAGACGGAGCTCGCCGAACGCGAGAGGAACCGAGGGCCGCGCAGGGTCGCTCTCGGCATAGGTCATGTGCGGAGCCACGGGACGGTAGATGAGCCGGCCCGCCTCAATGTCAACCCGCATCCACATCTCGCGGATGGCGAGTGTGTACGCCTGGAAGCGCGACATCTGAGCCCAGAGGCCCGACCGAGCGATGGAGCCCGCGCTCCCGATGAGGCGCTCAAGGTTGGGGCTCGGGCCGATCTGATGGTGCCGGATGTCGGGCTCAGCGTCGTACAGCGTCGAGAGCTCGTAGCTCGTCGTTCGGAGGGCGCAGTAGCTGATGTCCACCATGCCCATCGCAGCGCGCCGGACACTCCCGAGCTGGGCCTCCATGTAGGCCTCGAGGAGAGGACCCCAGCGGCCCTCCATCATGGCGTAGCGGTGCCGCTGGTGCTCGACGCGGCGGGCCTCGTCGACATTACCAGGAGCGGGCGGCTGGGGGACTGGCTGGCTGGCGTACATGGCCCACTCCTATCCGATCCGCACGAGCTGCGGCTGATACTGTCTGCGCGACACGAGCTCGAGGGCGTACCGTAGCGCGTCGATCGTGTGCTTGTGATCCGAGGCCTCGCGTCCGTCGAACTTCCCGAGGTCGTCGATCAGCCGCTTCGCCCTCGGATGGACGACGAACCGCCCCGACAGCATCGCCGCCTGGAGGATGCGATAGCCGTGGTAGACCGATCCGGACGGCTTGTAGGCCGTGTGAATCCGAGCAGGCCAGCTCCCTACGGGGATCTTCAACTGCTTCTCGAACGCCTGGACGAGTAGGGCGTTCGACTTGATCGCCCCACCCCGTCGAGACACGGCAGCGCGGTCGCCGACCCATCGGTCGATCTGCTCCCACCGTAGACCAGCGCGGCGGATCATCTGGAGGATCTGCGCTGCGTCCTCCTCGGGAGTCGTCATACCGTTCGAGCTCACGACATCCAGCACCGTGATCCGAGGCTCTCCGTCCTCATCGCGCGTGATCGCGACCATGACGGCGGTCTGCGCTCCAGACTGCTTGCCATGATCCACCCCGATGCCGATCTGCGCCTCTCCGGTCGGCGCCTCGTCGCGTACCATCGTGCCGGGGTCCCACATCTGGAACACCCGTCCCTCCACCCAGCCCGAGTCCCACTCGCCGTGGATGCGCTGGGCTCGCTCCTGCGGCAGCACCTGCGCCTCGAGGCGGTCGATGTCCGCGCGCTGGAGGAGAGGACGCCCGCCGATCGGCGTCGTCGCCTCGACGGTCAACGGCGTATGAATGTCCTCCACCTGCCCTGTCTCCACCAGCTTCCTCAGCCAGCCGAGAGGCAGGCCGATCGGCGTCAGCGTGATCGTGATCCGGCCTCTCTGGCGCAGCACGCGGGCCGCGAGCTCTGACCACAGGGCCTCTGGGCAGGGCTCGTCAATGTGGACCAGATCGAGAGTCGCAGAGGCGAGCGATAGTACTCCCTGGTTGATGGTCCGGATGCGGAGCACGCTGCCGTTCTTGAACCTTATGATGGGCACCTTGCCCCGAAAACCGCGGCCCTCGGTGTATTCCGTTTCCTCGACGACCTCGTGTTTGGGTAGGAGCTGCCAGATCTTCTTCTGAATGGCGAGGCTCTGCTCCCAGCTCACGACGATCACCCACGCCTCGATCGGCGGGGGCTTGACCGATGGGACGAACGGATGACGACCGATGCACCGCCAGATGCAGTCCGCCAGCCCGCACCATGTCTTTCCCGCCTGGTTCCCGGCGCGGAAGAGGCGGATCTGACTCGTGCTCTGGAGGAATCGGAGCTGCGGCGGAGTCGGGCGGAAATACGCGAGCGGGTCGGAGTAGGCCCGCCGCTCAAGCACATGCGCCGCCGAGGCGAGGGCCGACAGGCTCACGCGAACACCCGGGACCAGCGTACTTTCGGGTGCGTCGGTTGATCGGTCCGCCGGCCTTCCCGGTTCGTCCACTGACCTCCACTCGGACGCACTACACCGTCGCAGATCCACCCGACAGCGCGGAGCGAGGCGCCGCCCTCCTCAGGGAGTGTATAGGTCTGGATGCGCTCGAAGCCCATCGCCTGAGCTGCTGCCGCAGCGCGCGCGTAAAGGAACGAACAGGCGTTGCGCGTGCCGTCAGTGACGAGGCGCGTGACCTCCGCGACGGCGTACTGATTCACTGCCCTGGCCACCGGACGACCGACGATAACCGCTCCGACGACACGATCTCCGTCATAGGCACCGATACTATATCGATGCCCAACGACTGGCTTGTGGTGTCGATGCAGCTGACCGACGAGCTGGTTCGCCTGACTGAGAGTCAACGGACGCGCCGCGAGACTCACGCGCCACTACCCGCGAGACGCACGACCTTCCCGCCGCGCCTCAGATCTACGGCGTCCTCGATCCGCTCGAGGTGCTGCGCCGGCATGGACGCGACCGCCTGCACGATGATGCCGAGGAGCTGGTCATCCGACATGCTGTCGTCGGGCGATGCGGCCTTCGCGATCTCCTCGTCGAGAACGCGCCGCGTTTCGAGCGCCCGCATCTTGAGCGTGCTCATCGCCTGCCAGCTACCCGCACTGCTCGCGTCGAGGACCGCCTGCTCGAGCTGCTCGAGGCTCGCACGGAGGTAGTCCACATACGCCATCGTCGTTGTCTCGGCAGGGTCGAGGCGCGCCTCTCCCTTTACGCGCTTCCTCGTGCTCGGCGTTCCTTTTCGCATGGTGCTCCTATTCGCCCTTAGCCGCCTTGATGGGGCTGTTCAATTTTCGGGAGAGAGCGCGAAAGTGGAGGGGCTAACGCGGTCGGGGGGGGTCCGGTCGGTATACACGCCCTACCCCCCTCCGATCGACCGCTACAACCCTCCATCGCTCTCTGATCTCAGGCCTAAGCTCGCTCGCTTCGAGCCTCCGCTTGCCGCTCGGGCAGACCTCGAAGTGGTCGCGCCCCTCGAAGGTGTCGCACCCTCGACAGTAGTAGCGCCCCTCGAGCGCCTCGTGCGCATCGCCGTGAAGGTAGTACCGCTCCATCGCCCCCTCCGCAGTTGAGGACACTTCTTAGGACACTTCTACCGCCTCTACGATCCGCACCAGCACTGCATTAGGACACTTAGGACACTTCTTTTCAACCTTAGTACGCATATGTGAGAGACCTGAACACCTATACAGTACACACATATAGGAGAGAATACCTCGCCGACAAGTGTCCTAAGTGTCCTAATGCCGATGGCGTCGACATCGCAGAAGGGGGCGAAGTGTCCTCGGAAGTGTCCTACCACGGGACCTCCTCGCGTCGGGCGCGTCCGCTGGACCCTCCGCCCTGGTACTCGGAGCGCAGGCCGATCCCCTTCCACCGTCGACCGTGCGACCTCGACGGGTCCTGCGAGTAGCCGCGGTCCTGGAGGGCGCGCGAGAGCCAGCGCTGCGACCGAGGGCGCTCGCCCTGCGCCTCGCCCCACTCCTTGAACTCCGACCACAGGGCGGAGTTGACGACGACATAGGTACTCCCCACGAGGCACCGCTCCGCAATAAACTCGGCGAGGATGTCCATGTCCTCACGGTAGTCCTCCGTCGCTGCGACGACCGCAGCGGGCGGGCGCAGGCCTCCGAGGCGTTGCCACTCAGCGCACCCGTCGAGCGCCCAGCGGAAGATCCCATCCGCCTCGGCGCGAAGCTTGACCAGGAGATCCGGGTCCTTCTCGTGATCTTCGATCTTCTCGACGAACGGAACGAGCCGAATGCGCCTCCAGATGCCGTGATCGGTGCCGCGGATGATCGGGCGGTGGTTCGTCGCAAGCAGCACCTTGAAGGTCGGCTGAAAGGTGAAGAACTCGCCGCGCATGAATCGAGCCGTCAGCGCTGCGTCTCCTGTCATCTCCTTCACCAGCCCCTCGTCGAGAGCCTCGCCCTGTTCGGGCTCCGACGCCGTGACGAGGCGGGCGCCTCGAAGGGCTGCGATGTCGTTCGGGATGCCGCCCTTCCGATCTCGGACGAAGCTCTCGGCCCGCGCGTGGGTCGCGTAGTCGCCGAGGACGGCCCGCAGCGTGTCGAGGAAGGTGCTCTTCCCGTTGGAGCCGTTCCCGTAGAGGATGAACAACGCCTGTTCCCTCGTGCTGCCGGTGAGGCAGTAGCCGACGACGCGCTGAAGGAACGACACCATCTCCTCGTCGCCGCCCATGATGCGCCGCAGGAACGCGAGCCAGGTGGCGCATCCAGCGGCCTCCTCTCCACCTGCGCCAGCGAGGCGCGTGTGCAGCGCATCCGGGTCGTGTCGCCGTGTCTCTCCCGTCCGGAGGTCGACGATCCCGCCTGGCGTGTTGATCGCCCACTGGTCGGCGTCGAGGTCGTCGTGATGAACTGCGACCTGCGAGCGCGCGACGGTCGCCATCGCCTCGAGGCGACTGCTCATCTCCGACGAGCTCGCCCACCGTTGCCACTGGCTCGCCAGCGAGCGCAGCTCTCCGAGCTTCGCGGACTGCTCAGAGGTCGGCTTGCTGCCGCACTCAATCTGATAGGTCCGATAGATAAGCTGGTGCCGCTCCGCGTCCCGCGCGACATCCTCGGCGACGAGGCGCGTGAGCTGGTCGACCCTGCGCATGGAGTCCGATGACCAGCGACGACCATCCCAGACGAGGTAGCCGTCGCCCTGCATGACGCCGCACCACCGCACGGTCGCGCCAAAGCGGTCCACGAGGCGCTCGGCGTTGCCTACATCGGTCGGCCTGTATTCGGTCGCGCCCTCGTCGCCCGACTCATCGACGGGGCGCTGCTTGGGGACGCGGGGGTTGCGCGCTCCCGTGTCGAGTCCATCGTTTACCGTCCGCATGGCCTCGCGCTGGCTCTTCCCGATCGCGAGAGCAGCAGAGACGAGCGCGGCCTCCGCCGCTGAACGGTCAACGACTCCGCCTCCGACGAGCTCGCCGATGCCCGCGGCCTCGCGGAAGATCGTCTCGTGCCGGTTGCCCGCGGTCGTCGCTCGGATGCGCTCGCAGGCCTTCTCTAGTGCTGCGGAGCCGTACCTGTCGAGGCTCGGCCCCTTCGTCATCACCTCGACGACGGGAAGCGCTGGCGCCACCGCCACGATCTCGCGAGGCGCTACCCAGTCGAGCAGCCACTCCGGGGCCTCGTGGAGCTGCGTTCGCTCGCGGTCCCACCGATAGATCGGCCCGTCAGGATGGACGCTCGGAGGCGCGACAACATAGCCGCCCTCTCCGCGCGCATCGATGCCGGTGGGGCGCCCGTCGATCTTGAGGTGTGCCCGATTCTTGATCTGCCGATCAGCAGGCCAGCCGAACCACAAATGGAAGCCGCCGCCGCTGGTGAAGCTCCGCCGAGTCGGAGGGAGCGCACCATGCCGCTCCTCAAGCAGCGCGAGGGCGTCGAGGCCGGACATCCCGTTGTCTACGCCTTTCGGGAGGCGCGCGTCGATGTCGAGGATCCAGACGCCCGACTCGGCGCCGGTCGCCACTCCGATGTTCGCATCTGGAACATCCTCCCACCAGGAGCGAACCTCCTCGAGGTCTTTCGTAGCTCCCGAGCATCCATTCGCGTTGACGGGGGTTTTCCCAGCCTTCTTCAGCGGGAACACCCGGAGGTCGAGGCGAGCAGCGTAGTAGAGGGCGGCGGCGGCGAGGGTCATGGCGACACCCCATAGCCCGCGAGGGTTGCGGCAGTCGCCGCATGACGGTACAGCATGGTTGCAGAGTCCCCTTTGCACAGGGTTGATTCTGTCGCGGCGCCGGGGACAGCCCTCCTCGGCGCCGTTTCTCTTACTCGGTCCACCTCGCGCCTCGCGAGATGAAACGGAGCATGGTCAGTCTACTATGCGTCCCCGACCGTAGCAACGGTCGCCGCTGCATAGGCCTCGACCGCCGCCGCCTGCGCCTCCTCCATCGTCGAGCAGCGCCCCGAGAGGACATCGCGGTCGACATCCTCCCACGACACCTCCCAGCTCCACCGGAGGCGCTTCCTCGTCGGCGACTCAGAGACGATGAGACGCGCGAGCTCCTCGCGCTTCCCGTAGCCGCCCGTCCTCCTCTCCCAGCCCTCGTCGTCTGCCTCGTCGTCAGGCCCGAGCCCGATGGCCTCGACGGCCTGTTCGACTGCCTGCTCGACGAGAGCTGCGATCACCTGGGAGGCGCTCGCGTGCGTGAGTGCCCCGAGCAGCTCGAGGCTTTCCCAGTGCTGCGGAGTCAGCGAGATCGAGCGCCGAACCGCCCGCACGCCGAACAGTGGAGGGCGTCCCGTGCGGCTCACGACCGCACCGCGCCGTCAACGGTAAGGTGCCCGCCGTCGTACAGCGCCACCCAGCACGCCACGAGGCGCCGCCGCTCGTCGTCCTCGATGCCGTCGAGGTCGTCGATGCCGAGCGCGGAGTGCATCGGACAGGAGCGCCACTCGTGCTGCCCCCACGCGGCGAGTGCGCGGGCGATGATCTCCGGCTCCGAGCAGATGCCGGCGAGGTGATCGACACGGTACTCCTCCCACTTCCGACCGTCCGGCATGATAGCGCCCGCGAGGTTGGCGCCCCGGAGGTCGGCTCCCGCAAGGTCGGCTCCCGCAAGGTCGGCTCCCACGAGGTCGGCGCCCCGGAGGTCGGCTCCCGCAAGGTCGGCTCCCGCAAGGTCGGCTCCCACGAGGTCGGCGCCCCGG